CGAACTCTGGGCGCTCTTCGTCGACATCGACTTCAAGGCGGTCACGGAAGAGGACGCACATGCCGCGCTCGCTGCCTTTCCGATCCCGCCGGATATGATCGTCGCGACTGGCGGCGGCTGGCACTGCTACTGGCTCCTCCGCGATCCGATCGACCTGACGAGCGACAACGTGCTGGCGCGGCAAGTTCTTCGTGCTCTAGCCATAAAGATCGGCGGCGATCTTGGCGCCGCGACGCCCGAACGCATCCTGCGCGTCCCTGACACGCTCAACTACAAGTATTCGCCGCCACGTCAAGTCTCCGTCGTTCAGGCGCCCAACGGGCATACGCACGATCTAGCCGACATCCTCTCCGTTCTCGGCCCACTTCCAAGGGTCGCCGCTCCAAAGGCATCCGTTCCCTTCTCACACAAGCTGACCGTCGAGCAGCGCATCAAGGCCGCGAAGACATGGCTGGAGGATCAGGTTCCTGCTGTCGAAGGGAACGGCGGCGACGCGTGGACGTATCAGGTCTGCTGTAGCGTCGCCATCGGACACGACCTCTCGATCGAAGACTCGCTGCTCGCCCTGCCTGAGTGGAATGCACGCTGCACACCACCGTGGGCACCCGAAGACCTCACGCAGAAGCTCAAGAACGCGATCAAGTATGCTGAAGGCACGCGTGGCGAGCGACTGCGAGAGCCCGTCAAGCGGCGCCTCACGCTCGTCCCGGCAAGTCACATCCAGATCAGGCCGGTTCACTGGTGCTGGAAGGACCGCCTGGCTCTTGGCAGCTTCGCCCTGCTTGGCGGACGAGAGGGCATCGGAAAATCGATCCTCGCCTATCAGATCGCAGCTGATATCACGATGGGCCGGCTGCCAGGGCAGTCGTTCGGCACGGCACGGTCCGTCATCGTCGCGGCGACCGAAGATTCGTGGGAGCATACCATCGTACCGCGCCTGATGGCCGCAAAGGCGGACCTGAACAAAGTCTTTCGCGTCGACGTCGAGAGCGAAGGCATCACGTCGTCACTGTCACTACCACGCGACGTCGCGGCGCTCGAGCAGCACATCGTCGACTATGACGTCGCGCTCGTGCTGCTCGACCCGCTGATGTCGCGCCTCGATGCCAAGCTCGACAGCCACAAGGATGCCGAGGTTCGCGTGGCGCTCGAGCCGCTGTCACGCATCGCGGACAGGACAAACTGCGTCGTGCTCGGCATCATCCATGTCAACAAGTCATCATCCACCGATCCGCTGACGATGTTGATGGGCTCTCGCGCCTTCGCAGCCGTCGCCCGCGCAGTCCTGTTCGTCATGGCCGACCCTGAAGTGACGAAGGGCCGCATGATGGGCCAGCCGAAGAACAACCTCGGCAAGATCGACGACCTGCCGACGCTCATGTTCAAGATCGAAGACTGCAACCTCGGCCAGACTGATGAAGGCGAAGTCCATACAGGCAAGCTGACCTGGACTGGCGAGACAGAGCGCACCGTCTCGGACGAGATCGAGGTGACCGCTGAAGGCGTCGACCGCTCCGCGATCACCGAAGCCTCTGAGTGGCTCTATGACTACCTGAAGTCGAAGAGCGGCTATGTCGAGTCAAGCGAGGTCAAGGATGCCGCGAAGCGCAAGCGGTTCTCCGTCATCACGCTGCAGCGCGCCCGCAAGTACATCCACGTCGAGAGCATCAATAAGGGCACATTTCCACGTATCACATACTGGTGCTTGCCTGGCGTGAAGCCGATCGACGAAGCTGGCGTACCGGACTTCGGACTCTAGTCGTCTCAACCCCCTACCCATCTTTGATACCACTAGAAAACATGAGACAACTAGGGGGATCCTTAGTAAAAATAGGTGTTTTCTAGTTATATCATTTGATACCACTGTGATACGACTAGGAGTGTACTCAAAAGAGTACGACACAGTGGTATCATGGGCCCCCTAGTGGTATCATTTGATACCACTGTGATTCTCTCTCTTTTACTAATGATCTCTCTAGTTGTATCACGTTCACAGTGGTATCAAAGATGGGTAGGGGGAATGAGACGACTAGGTGGTAGCAAAACTTTTTAATCGATTTTATAGTTACGTCGAACTGATTCTATGCTAACTCTGAAGCCACCGTGGAGTCAGAGGCTCAGCCAAGCACGCAATTGGTTTCCAAAACAGAACCAAAACGCATTGGCACTGGCCTGGCCGGACCCGGCAGACCGAAAGGCGTCGTACCGAAGGCGACGCGCGAGGTACGCGACGCGGCACGTGCTCTTGTTGATGATCAAGACTATCGCGCTGCACTTCGCGTGCGCTTGAAGGCTGGAACTGCTCCTCACATGGAGACGTTGCTCTGGCATTACGGGTATGGCAAGCCCACTGAGCGGATCGAAGTTAAGGATACGACGAATGAGTTCGAAGATCTGACCGCTGAGCAGCTGCGTGAACGTGCCCGCCTCATCGCTCACCGCATCATCGATCAACCGCAGCAAGACGACCCGAGCGTGCATTGACATCGTCGCACCTCGATCTGCCAGAGAAGCTTACTGTCACTGAGGCTGCGGCAGAGCTAGCGCGTGTTGAAACTGCGCTCGCTCGCCTTTCACTCCTCGATTTCACGACATACACGAAGCGCGACTACGAGATCAACTGGCATCACGTCATCGTCGCCGAGGCGCTCGACCGCGTCCTAGCTGGCCGATGCCGCCGTCTGATGATCTTTGAGCCGCCGCAGAATGGCAAGAGCGAGCAGGTCTCGCGACGCTTTCCGGCTTACGCCTTTGGCAGGCGGCCGAACCTGCGTATCATCGCGTGCTCCTATTCAGATACCTTGGCGCAGGATATGAGTCGAGACGTACAGAAGGTGATGGACACGCCGGAGTATCGCGTCCTATTTCCTCACTCTCGCCTGGCAGAATCGCGCGATGCCGAGAAGAGGACGCAGGGGCAGTTCGACGTCGTCGGTGGCGTCGGCTATTACATTGCGTCAGGTATCATGGGGTCGATCACCGGTCGTACGGCGGACATCGGAATCATCGACGATCCTGTCAAGAACCGCGAGGAAGCTGAGTCGGAAGTCTATCGCGACCGTGTCTTCGAACAGTACAAGTCAGCGTTTGCTACGAGGCAGTTTGGTAGTGACGGAGCGATCATCCTGTGCATGACGCGGTGGAACGAGGATGATCTTGCCGGTCGCCTGCTGCGGATCGCGGCCGAACATCCAGAAGCCGATCAGTGGGAGGTTGTCAGTCTGCCTGCGATCGCCGAGGAGGTAGACGCGCACCGTCAGGTCGGCGAGCCGCTGTGGCCCGCCAAGTATCCGCTTGAGGAGCTTGCTCGCAGGCGAGCAGGACTCGGCGCGTATGACTGGGCCGCGCTCTACCAGCAGCGACCGGCGCCGTCAGGCGGAGGACTGTTTCAAGAATCGTGGTTCGCCAATAGCTTCGTTGACGCCGCGCCTGTCAACGCCCGCCGTGCGCGTGGTTGGGACACGGCCGGTACCGAGAATGATGGCGACTGGACGTGCGGCGTGAAGATTGCTGAGGCGAACGGCATCTTCTACGTTGAAGACGTGCGCCGGCAGCAGGTCGGGCCGTCGAAGGTCGATGCACTCATCCGCGTGACGACCGAGGCGGACGGCGTTGCGTGCGCGGTGCGTGAGGAGAAGGAAGGTGGCTCGGCGGGCGTCGCGGTCGTCGCCGCGAGGGCGAAGACGCTGGCCGGGTTCAACTACGCCGGCGTGCAGATTAGCGGTAGCAAGGTGACTCGGTGCAAGCCGTTCCGCGCGCAGTGCGAGGCGGGCAACGTGCGCATCGTGCGCGGGCCGTGGAACGCGGCTTACGTCCAGGAGCTGTGCGGGTTTCCGACAGCGAAGCATGACGATCAGGTTGACGCGTCGTCGTGTGCGTTCAACGCCGTGCTGCTCGAGCCGGTCATCGACGACTGGTTGGTCGTATGAGCGCCAAACCCGAAGGCGTCCTCAAGTCCCTCACCTCGGTCCTCCTCGAGCGCTATCGCTTCTTCCGGCAGGCGGGTGTCAGCTTTGGCGGCGCACGCGACCTCTACGCGGTGCTCGGCTACCAGCGCATCCTGCAGTACCTCGACTATCGCCTGCGGTACCAGCGCGGCGGCATCGCGAAGCGCATCGTCGAGGCGTATCCGAAGGCGACGTGGCGCGGCGGCGTGGAGCTGTATGAGGACGAGGATGCCGCGAAGGACACCGCGTTCGAAGAGGCGTGGAAGTCGATTCAAGATCGCCTGAACGTCTGGTCACGCCTGCAGGCCGCCGACATCCTGGCCGGCCTGAGCACGTTCTCCGTCCTCCTCATCGGCGCGCCTGGCGAGCTTGAGACCGAGCTGCCGCGCGGCACGTCGCCGGACAGGCTGCTCTACCTCCAGCCCTACTCAGGCGGCGGCGGTCCGCCCACGTCCAACACGCTGCTCATGCAGAACCACACGCAGGGCCTGGACTCGGACTGCTCGATCAAGAACTTCGACGTCGATCCCAAGAGCGTCCGCTTCGGTGAGCCGCTGACCTACCTGCTTCGCCGCACGGATATCAACCTACCGGGGCAGATGCGCGAGATCCATTGGTCGCGCGTCATCCACGTGGCCGAGGGCTGCCTCGACGACAACGTCTACGGCATGCCGACGCTGGAGAACGTGTGGAACCTGCTTGATGATCTGGACAAGGTCACCGGCGGCGGCGCTGAGGCGTTCTGGCTGCGCGCGAATCAGGGCTTGCACCTGGACGTCGACAAGGATATGGGGCTGCCTGGTTCCACGAGCGCTGGGCTGAGCGCCGACGAGCGGAAGGTGCTGCACGAGAAGGCCGAGGAGATCCAGCACCAGCTGCAGCGCGTCCTGGTCACGCGCGGCGTGACCGCCACGCAGCTCGGCTCGGACGTTGCCAACCTCGGACCGAACGCTGACGCGATCCTGAAGCAGATCGGCGGCAGCAAGGGCATCCCGACACGCATCCTGACGGGTTCGGAGATGGGGCAGCTGGCCAGCGGTCAGGACGCCGACAACTGGCGCACGCAGGTCCAGGACCGACGGACGAGCTATGCGGGGCCGATGATCGTGCGGCGGCTCGTCGACAGGCTCGTCGAGTACGGCTACCTGCCGAAGCCGAAGCAGTACGACATTGCGTGGCCTGTCGAAGAGGATATGTCGGAGCTGGACAAGGCGACGCTCGCGCTCACGCTGACGAACGTCAATAAGAACTACGGCAGCGACGTGTTCGACGCGGACTTCATCCGCGAGAAGGCGTACAAGCTCGAGCCGCTCGAGGAGCTGCCGCAGTGGGAGTTCATGTCGGAGCTGGACAAGGCGACGCTCGCCACGAAGCTGGCGATGGTCAACAAGGAGATGGGCATCACCGTCTACACGGACGACGAGATCCGCGACATGTCGTTCGGCAAGGCGCCGCTCACAGACGCGGAGAAGGTGCCGATCGGGGCGCCCGAGCGCATCAGCGTGACGCAGCCGCCGGAGCTGGGGGCGGACGGACAGCCTATACCACAGCCCGCGCTGCCGAACACGCCGGAGATCAAGGCGGCGCTTAGGGCGCTGGAAGAGGCGATCGAGGCGGACGATGCGGAAGCCATCCTGAAGATACTTGGTGACGTGCCCGGACATGAGTTCCACGGGAATCAGTGGACCGAAGGCGGCGCGACGGGCATGATCTTTAAGGAGTACGCTACGACAGGTTATGGACCTGGCGAGCGTGGGGCTGAGAAGGCTCGTGCCGCCGCGCAGGAAGCGCACAAGGCACTGACGAAGGCTGGCTTCGTGAAGGCGGCACCGACGGAGCATAAGCATATCGCCGGCGAGAAGATGGGCAGGTCGCAGGCGTATTATTCCAGCTCGAAGAAGTCGACGACCGAGTATGCGCATCCCGACGGGCGAAAGGCATCGTTGCAGGCCACGTACGAAAAGACTAGCAACAGCAGCGTTCGTGTGAAACATTCATGACCCCTCAACTCGCCGCCCAGCTGCTCCTCACCGCGCACCGCAACGTGCGGATGCGGCAGCTCGGCGATCTGCCAGGGCATGAGTTTCACGGGAATCA